GATAATTATGATATTGACCCTCATTTACATTTTCAAGTTTTTTATCAACTTGTTTAGCTTTCGAAACACCTACACGACTAACACTTTGAATATTTGTTCTACCATTTTTAAGATTACGTGCTACTTTCATCATAGCTTCACCTTTACCATTAGCATCAACCAACACACTACCAAAAGTAGTTTTAACGTGAAATGTAGCTTCCTTAACCTTCATATACCCACCAGCTGTAGCTATGGCTTTTTCTTTATCTTTATCTTTTTTTGATTTCGGTTTGGATTGAAATGCATATGGTGTTTTTGGGGGGCCTTCACCACCATCAAGATTACCTGTAAAGGAAGCTTCTTCGATTTCTTTACGAATAAGTTTACGAATTAACTCTTTTATCTTATTTTTCTTTGTGGACATTTTCAATCTCCTTAACCAATTCATAGTATCTCATTAACTTCAATACCTGCTTTTCGGTGACGACTTTACCTTTGGTTAAATTTTTTAATTGATTTATAGCCTCGACTAATTTAATTTTTGTGACTTTGTCTGATACCATAACGGAATGTTCGTTTAGAGTATTTTTGACTTTTTTAACTTCATTTATAACAAAATCTTTCATGTAATTTGTATTACTGATATTGTTGATATATTTTTTTAATAAATCTTTTTGTGACTCGTCAAGATTTTTGTATTTTTTATTAAACTTATCAACTAATATTTTATATGTTAACAACCTCAAATCTTTATCCGTTTTGTTATACTCTTTTATAACTTGATTTTTTAAGCTATCACCACTAATTTTTTTATTGACTATGTGTTCTAATATGGTAAATTTTGAATTTATCACCTCTTCAGCATTAAAATTTTCATTTAAGGTTTCAGATTGGAATAAATTATATATTGATGCGAGTAATTTATAGTTTCTAATTCTGCCGTTGAAAAAATCACTAGCATTATAATTTTCATTAATCTTTGATATAAGATTATATTTTTCATTTCTTAATTTAGAATTGCTAAGCCTTTGCCTTGATTTGACAACAACATTTACTAATTCGTTTGCTTTTGTTTCTGTTTTAAAATGTTTTTCAGATAATAAACGATAAAGTTGTAATTCTTTACCTAGTTCTGTGTTCTCGTTGAAAAATTCTTTAACAATATCAACTGATGCTGTTTTTTTTCCAGCTAACACATCGGCGGTAATTTGTCTTGTTAATAACTCAAAAAGAATAGCCGTGTTCTTGATTTTGTTATGTTTAAGTTTCTTAGCCATCAAATACTCCAAATTAAATTAAATTTAGTCATAAATAAATATAAAGTTAAGCAATAATTATTCATCAGAAGTGTCTTCCTCAATTACATTTAGTTCGGATTTATACTCTGATTCTAATTCATTTGTCTCGTTTAAAACTTTTATGTTTCCTTTGTTTAAACTCATGGATTTTTTAAGTTTATCAAAATGTGCTAACGCTAGAGTTTGACCAGGTTTGGTCGCATTTTTTCTATCAACATTACCTAGTGGGTCTCTACCTCTTGCACTAAAATCTTTTCCGTACTTTGGTGTTTCTTTAGGTCTACCCGCTCCTTCAAATCCACCCTCTGGTGCTCCACCCTTATCATCTAACTCATGGCCTGTTCTACCCATTGCCATGTCGGACGGAGTTCCTTGAGCTTCACCAGTTTTTGCTGGGTCATTACCCTCGTTCTCAATCTGTTGTCTTCTAAACTTTTGTTTGGTATCGTACACAATACCTTTATCTTCTTCTTTTATTTCTTCATCTGTAAATCCAAAGATATTTTTATAAATCCATTCCGAAGATAGTAATCCGTCCTGTATCATTGATGAAGCCAATCTTGTTTTAGAATCCCATAATTCAATCTTTTCTTGTTCGTATATTGTAGATGGATTTGTCAGACCTAGATTAAAATTAATTAAATCAGAATCTTGATACCCTTGTGCGTAGAGATGAACAATAGCTATCTTTGTAAGTTCACTTACCGCAATTCTTTGTATTCTTTCAATCGTTCTAGCAAAACGAACATCCTCTGCTGCCAAAGTCGCTTTACTACCAACATTTTCTTCAAATCCTAAGAATGCTTTTGGTATTCTCAATGCAGACAACATTTTGTTTTTAAGATATTCGATATCTTCGGTAGCTTCATATGTTAGACCAGGTAGAGATTCTATATTTGTACCACTATCACCACCTCTTACTGGTAGGAAGAAATCCTCGGTGATGTTCTGCATATTATATTTTAAATTATAATCACCAGTATTCTCATCAACTACAGGAGCTTTCTTCATTTTGTTTATGACTTTTTGCATGTAATTATCAACTTCTGCTGGAGGTATGTTTCCTATATCTAATTTAAACACCCTTTTTTCTGGTGCTCTCATAATACGATGAATTAACATAGCATCTTCCATAAGTGTCAATTGTTTATAGATTTTTCTACCACCCTCGATTTGTGATTTACCATAAGGCAAATAGTTTGAATCAGAAAGTAATCTGAAGTGAGCCACCTCATAATTTTCTAATTCCACCTTGGTAGCTGATTTTTCAGATTTGAATCTATGTTCATTTGTACCAGATTCAATTAAAAATTTTACGTATTCTGGATTTTCAGGGTCTAAACCCTCTAATCTCGCCACATCATACACTGATAGTGGGACGACGTTCGTTATACCATACCTTTCATCAATCTCCAGCTTCAAAAAGAAATCACCATATTTACACATATTACGTATCCAAGGCCATAAGTTGAATTCGATATTTAAAATATCATAAAATAGGTTGTGTAATATTTTTTTTATTTGTTCATTATCAGAATTTATCTGTAAAACTTCACCATATTCAGATTTCATGGTTGACTCGTCGGAATATATATCTAACGCAGATGATATAATTGCATCACTATCCATCATTTCATAGTCTTTGAACAAATTTAATCTCATCGACTTTGATAAAAGTGCATCACTATAACCACTTAGACCTGCACCAGTGAATATCTTTTGATATCTATCCACTAAATTACTTCTATCGTACGCTTGAGTTCTACTTGTATCTGCTACTTTTAGTCTCTCTCCACCAACATTTCTTACTATTACATTAGTAGAAAATAATCTTCTGAGTCTTGCAAATAAACTTGTATCGGCCATTTTTTACCTCACTTTATTAACCAAGTTAAATCTTCATCTTTTTTTCCCACGGTCATGTTCCATGGATTATTTTGTTTATCATCGGATGTATAAACACCTTGGTTTGTGGTTATACTATTAATCGTTTTTTTCTGTAATTCAATTCCCTCTGCTCTCAATCTTAGGGCTGTCTCTCTAATCCAAAGTCCCATTGAGAATGACATCACCAAGTCATCGTTGTATCCACTCATTGCTTCGGCTCTACTTCCATTATATATAAATACAAACAACTCGTCAATTAATCTTTGTGAATTCACCTTAACACTTTTTTCCCTGAAAAACTCCTCTAATTTTGCAATAACTAAAGGTCTTGTTTTTGATGTCAATGTAAATCCTGGTACGAGTCCTTTTTCCATTCTATTAATCTTATTATTTACTTGTCTGTGAATATCCACCACTTGTAAATCCTTACTCATATAAAAGAGGTTTTCATATTCTCTATCTATCACTTGTTGTATTGTGGCCCAACCAATATTATTATTCTCAATCACTAATAAAGCATTATTGTATTCTGTCGCAATATTCACTAATAAATTACCATAATCTCGTGTGGACATTCTACCTTTATATTCTGCGACTTGCTCTAATGTTTCTATATCCAAAATATGAAAGGCTGAGTAGTCTGAACTATCTCCTCTACTAACGTCAGCACACACTATATAATCTTTTGTGTAGTTTGGTGGTTTCCAAATCCAAACATTACTATCAACACCTCTTTTTTCAATCGGTTCACAAACTTCTTTTCTCATGTACTCATCTAAAATTTTTCCATCAACCACTGATTGACCAGAAGTTATAAAATCACAATCACATTCTTGTGCTGCTAAAGATGGGCCTAATAGTTTGTCTTGTTCATCACGCCATTCCTTTCCTCTATCAGGATGAACATCCCAAAAAAGCTTAATATGATTAAAATCGTTGAGTCCATCTTGTGCATCTACCCAAGTCTTATGATACCAATTACCGACACCATTCGGTGTGGATAATGCTATACATTGTCCACCAGTTGATAATGTCTGTGATGCTGCTGCCCAAATACCGTCTATTTTTTCAATAAATGCGGCTTCATCGAGTATCAACAACGATAATGCTTCTGAACGACCAGAGTCCTC